GAATCCGTTTCAACAGTCGCGCCTTCCGCGACTGTTGCTGTCAAAGTCAAAGCGGTAGGAGTAACAGAAGCAACTGCATTAGCCGCCTCACCTGTGTACTCAAGAGAAAATGACTTTTTTTCGATGTCATCAATTTCTGTCTGCTCACCTTTATAACTGACAAGCAACTTTTTTCCTGTCGTGCTGCCGTCGCGAAGCCAATACTTAATCTGATTTTGGTGCATACCATAATCAGAACTATAGAGTTTCAAAACGTCTGCATTTCCTTTTTTCAAAGTGCTTTCTGCTCTTACACCATTGTTGATACGCATAGCAAAAACACTTTGCGGCACATAATCGCTAGAACCGCTAAAAGCCGCTCCGACCGCTTCCAAAAGTTGACCGCTTAGCAACACTTCTTTTGCTTCTGCAACGTCCGAAAACTCGTACAATTCTCTAGGCTTACCGCCTTTTGACACTCCGATAATACACAAATTACCCTCTGACACACCCGTGCTAGAGCCTTGTGTATTGCGCCGTGAGTAAACGCCCGGTATATAATGCTGTGAAGTCTGCCCTGCGCTTGTAAACTTTGCTGGTGAAACACCCATATTTCACACCTCCTTTAATTCCTTATTTTTCTTTTCCGTTCTGCCTCGTAAATGGCTTCCCACTCCGTAGGCGTATGAGGCTTTTCTCTTGCATACTTTTTCTTCATAACGACCTTGTCGCCCTCCTTCCAGTTTGCAATTACGACATACAAATGAATCGTGTACTTCTTTTCTTTCACGACCTTTGTTGCCGTCGCAGTAGTTGCCGTTGCTTCATCTTTCTGAACGTCTACTGTTTCAGAAAGTGCCGCTGTGTCATTTTTCTTTGACATAGTTGTGTGCCTCCGTTTCAATTTCATTTATTTCAGTGTATTGAGTATCAAGAACCAACTGTTCAATGCAATAATCTATATCAAGCGATATGTGCGCGCCTGTTAAATCAATGCCAAAATCATAATTGTGATTGTTGCTTCTATGACCGACAACCGTATGGTCAAGCAATTCAATATCAAAAAAGCCGAATCGCTCATCTAAAACGCGCGATAAATTCCCCGCCACAAAAAGCCGCAACTGTTCATAAAGCTCATTCTTTAATTGCTCATTTTCCGCCCATATTTCAATACCAAGCGTATCTTTTCGCCGAATCCGCAAACAATAGCCATAGCACGCGCCTTGTTTTTCTATTGTTGCTTTTATCGCCTCAAGAGTTTCTTCATCAGCAACCGTGCAAAGCCCTTCTATTTCTTTTCCGTTTTCGTCTGTCTTTGTGATTTCATCAAAATCATCGCTATCAATTCCAACCGCCCTAAAATCAACAGCAAGAGAAACAAGGTCGTCAACCTTTCGGTCTTCCTGCGTGGAAACGACAACACACGGAAAAGAATCGCTTGCATTGAGATTGTCATTCAACAGCAATTTTGCAAAAGGGTGTTCATTCGTAACCGCAACATTGAAGTTTGGATACATATTTGATAAATGCAAATTGTTAAAATATTCGATAATTGCCGCTTTTATCGCTTGCTCTAAAATAAGCCCCCGATTTAAGTAATATCTCATTTACGACCTCTACACATATAGGAAATGCTTTTTTTTATCTGTAGGAAGAAAGCCTAGAAGTCTAGGAGATTTCCCGCAACATCCGGGATTATTCCCTTAATATCTAGGCAACCGCCCTAAATCTCTAGGAATGTTTCCTTAATCTCTAGGCAAGAAGCCTGAATGTCTAGGAATACTTCCTATAGATGTAGGAAACAATCCTACAGATAATTTTTTAGTTCCTATATGTGTAGAGGTATCGCATTATGGAAGAACGAAGGAAAAATGACATTTACCGCGAAATCGGGGAGAAAGTAAAAAATACACGACTTGAATTAGTACCTGTTAAGCAGTCTACGGCTCGTATCGGCTACCTTGAAAGCAACAAGGCGAAAAAGAAAAACGGTCGTCTTATTTTTGGCGAATGTCGCAAGGTTAAGGATAGCGAAAAATGGTGTAATCCTTATGATTATGAAATCATTATATACGCGCCGAATGTAGCGGACTTTTCGGAAAAGCAGCTTGAGATTTTGCTTTTTCACGAGCTTTTGCATATCGACATCGGAGAGAACAAAAAAGGTGATGAAGTTTTCCGCGTAAAATCGCACGACGTTGAAGAGTTTATGTGCATTATTAACGAGTTCGGGCTTGATTGGGACAGTCCTCAAAAGACTTTTGATTTTGACGCAAAAGCGGAGGCTTAAAAATGCAAAGAATAGATTTGACGAATCAAACTTTTGGACGATTAAAAGCAATATCATATTCGCATACTACAAAAGACGGACGAGCAATGTGGATTTGTAATTGCTCCTGCGGAAACCAAAAAATTACATCTACAAAAGACTTGAAGCGTGGTACAGTACAAAGTTGTGGGTGTTTACTCCGAGAAACTGTATCAAAACGACAAAAAACACACGGAGCAACAAACACGAGGCTCTATCATATTTGGTCTACAATGAAACGCCGATGCGAAACAACGAAGTCGGAAAAAGCAAAAAAAGATTATCTTGAAAGAGGTATAACTGTTTGCAAAGAATGGCACGATTTTTCTATATTTCAAAAATGGGCGTTAAATAACGGCTATTCTGAAAAACTTACAATAGACCGTATCAATAATAATGGCAATTACTGCCCAGAAAATTGTAGGTGGGTAAATCAGAAAACGCAACAGAACAATAAAAGAAACAATGTAAGGCTTACCTATAACAATAAGACACAGACCATAGCACAGTGGGCTGACGAATTAGGTATGAAATACAACACCCTAGACGAACGATTAAGAAAAGGCTGGAGTGTAGAAAAGGCATTAACAACGCCTGTTATGTGCAAGCGAGGGTAAAATCATCGGAGTCGGACTTTCAAAGAATAGCCCTGTACAGTTGAGTTTAGGCAAAGAAAACTACGAAGCACTTATTGAACGCCACGGGCAATGGGTGAGATGGCGTGTTGCTACAAAATGCCCTTGCGTAAAGCCTAACTCACAGCAAGCGGATATTCATTGCAAAAAATGCGGCGGATTGGGGATTGTTTACGGTTATCAAGATAAAGCGCAAGTATCGCAAACGGTAATGATTCAAGGAACGTCTTCGATTATTGAACTTGACGAAGGATATACAGATTGTAGCCTTTTGCGTGTGTATGACAATTCAGGGCGAGAATATCCGCTGGCGGTAAAGATTGGCTCTTATGTGCTTCTTAACGCTCCTGTAGAAAAAGGCGTGTATATTACGGCGGTAATGATTAAAAATGTTTTATCGACAAAAGAGAATGTAGAGCTTTTATCTCTCGGCAATAACTGGTACAGAGTGCAAGGCTTGAGAGTGTCAAGAACAAAAACAGAAGGGCTTTTTCATACCGCGCCTTGCGACATTGAAGAGATTAGCGGCATTTTTGACGAAAAGGGCATTGAGTTTGTAGCAACAGAAAAGCGTCAAGATTGCGTATACATTCCGTTGATTAAAGACAGTGAAACAGATGAACTTATTGCTCCAGAGGGAAAATTGACGGCTAAAAGCGTTGATTATTTGCCACCTTTTACTTTCGTGATTCTAAATCAAAATCTTTCAAAAGCAGATACGGCGATTATGGACGAACTCGGAGGCGACGCGGTTTTGACATTCCCTTATGCTTATGATGTTTCAAATGATGATATTATCACGGTTTTAAGCGGCACATACACGCAAAAGACTGTATTGACTCGCAAAAATAGCGATTATGACGTTATCCCCGCTTACTTTATTAATGAAGTAATAAAGTGTGTAGGGAAAAATCGAGATTATACAGCAGGTGTCGACTTCATTCTTTGCGGTACAAATTATATCAAATGGCTTGCGCCTGACGCTCCCAATTCTCAAGAGTGCTACTCAATCACTTATCGAGTATTCCCGACTTACAAAGTTTTAAAAGCGATTCCGCAAATCCGCACGAGCGAAAATCAACGTATGCCAAAAAAGGCGGTTATTAAGCTCTACGACGCTTACGGCGAAAAGCGCGGTGTGAACAGACAATAAACAAAAGGAGGCACAAAATGGTGTACACAATTATTTTGACGGGGGAAACGCCTAGCAAGAAAAACAGCCGTATCAACACGAAAAGCGGTCGCAGCTTTCCAAATGCGCGATATACGCGGTGGCATAATGACGCGGTTGAACAGATTTACAGAAAACAGCTTGCGGACAAAATTGCGCCGATTGCAGAGGGCGAGAGAGTAAAGCTCACGGTTACATTCTATCACGGCGACAAAAAGAGGCGTGATAGCGATAATCAGCTTTCGTCTATTCTCGATTTATTGGTTGACGCTGGCATTTTGGCGGACGATAACTGGCAGATTATTCCGCAAAAAGAGATTTTTGACGTTTTCGACAAAGACAATGCGCGGGCTGTGATTTCGATTGCTACAATCTGAATACAAGCGATTTCTTTATACTCTTTTGCATATCCCACGCTTCATTATCAACATTTTCATTTTCGCCGCCGTCGTCGTTTTGATTTTCCGTATCATCGCTGTTTTCGCCGTCTTCCATTCCCTCCATATCTTCCCCGCCCTCTTCACCGTTCATTATTTCGGCTTGATACATCTGCACAAATTGCGGATTAGCAGGGCAAGCGTCCGCCCATTTTGCCGCAAGCGGTTTTAAGCCCTTTTCTTTTCTCACTTCATTCACGGTCTTGTATGTTTCAAGCTCTGTTTTAGTAAGGTCAAGTATTGCTTTTGGGTCGTCCCTTTCATAGCCCACAAACTCAAGCATATACTCAGGAAAGATTTTCTGAATAATGCGATTTAAATAATCTTGCAAGAACGAAAGCATATCTGAAAGAATAGCAGATTTTGAGGCTTCAATCTCTGGTGCAGCATTATGTTCAAACATCGGCTGTGATTTAGAGCTGTGAAGTCCTAACTCTTCCATAGAACAACCAAAAAGCGAAACGATTGCACTTGTCAAAAAATCAAGCCAGCCTTGAAACTCCATTTCTCTGTTTGTACCGTTAAGAGAAACCCATTTTATTGAATTCCCCTCTTCGCCTTTACCGTTGCCAGCGGTTAAAATCGGGATGCGCCATTGATTCGACGGGTTACCGCTCATAAGGTTGGTTATGTAATCTTCCATTTGCTCAATATCTTCTTGCTTGCTGTTGCCGTCAATTAAGAGCATACCGCGCGGTAATTTGTTTTCAGTAAAAAATCCCGCATTGTAAGAAAAAGCATTGATTGCAGAAGTGATAAGGTCTATCGCTTGCTCAACATAGCTGTAGCCATAAAAAGCCGCTTTTACATCGCTTCTAGGATTTTGATAGCCAAAAATCAAAGAGCCTTCGGGATAATATGCTTGTGCGATTCCGTCGATTACTTGCACGAATTTTATGTTGTATGGGTTATCTTGATTCGGCAATACTTTTTCGATTGTTGCCGCGTCAACAGCATAAAACGCATAAGGAGTCAATGCTCTTGTATAGCCGATTTCCGTTGCTACTTGGTCAATTTCCAAAACATCGCGAATTATTTTTTCGCAGTACATCTGAAAATTATCGCGGTCATCGCTTTGTCTTTTGCCTGTATTCATCAAAAACTGTTCAATCTGTGTGCGTGTTTCTGATTTAATTCCAGCTACATCTCGTACATCTTCCCCGATTTTGTGAATGACAAAGCCTTTCAAATTGCGGTTAGTTGACGGCTTTAGAAACGCCCTTGTTTTTCTGATTACGTTTGTAATACAAAGATTGATAATCCACGCTTTTTTTGAAACACGGCGCAAGGTGTCGCAACTTACTTCACGGTAAAGATTGCGGTCGGCTGTAAGCAAATTGCCGTACACATTTCCTGCTTCAAGATATGGGTCAAAAAAAGATGATTGCACATTACGCGGTTTTGCAAAATATGAGCCTTGCTGAATATTGAAATACGGAGATTCTCTAAAGTTCTGCTGATTTTTCATAAACCGCTGCACTTCTTTTACAACGTCTGTCGGAGTTGGATTTATATGTCTTTTCTCTATCATAATTCATAGTTCCCTACAAATATAGGAATTTCGCATATTTCCTATATCCGCTCCCGAAAGAATGGCGTTGCATTTATTACAATGTACTGTATAAATGTGGATTTTCCCGTTCATTGCCATTATTTCTTCTTGACCTTCTGTTGTCATTTCTTCCCAAAATGTAAATTAAAGCATTATAAAACGCTCTTATAATATACAAGGTCATCTTTGTATTGCGCAATTTCAGATTCATTTTCTTTTATTTCTTCTTTAGTGAGTTGCGCATTCAGTTTCTGCTCTTGTTTCTCAAGGCGTGTTAGATAAGCACCTAGTTTTTTCTCATCACCGCCGTTGCTGTAGTAACGCATAGTTTCAGTATGAAGTCTATCACGACTCCAAGGCTTTGGGTGTGTAGGCTTCTTCAGTAATTCATTTCTTTCGGAAAGATTTTTTATTTCTTGCGAAATCCATTCAATCTTTTCTTTTGTAGTCATTCCTTCATAAAAATAAAGACCTCTCTCATCTTTTACAATCTTCTTTCCTTGCTTTTTGTACTTTGCCATTTTTTCATCTAGCGACAACTCTTCATTGACAGAATTGGCGTTTTCGGCTATACTTGAATCGTTGGAGGGTCTTACCTCTTCATTCCGAGAATTGTTTGAAGTTAATCCGACAGAAGAGTTCTCCATACGGCTACCACCTCTCTTAGAGCTGCTAGTCAAAGCTGGTCTTATGTAATAACACAAGCCAGCTTTTTTTATTTCCTTTGCAATATCTTTTGTATCGCGTGGACTATTTGACACAACAACATCAACGCCGTCAATGGTAGGAACGACCGCTAAATAGGACTTTTTCCCGTTATTATCTAAAAAGGCTTTCAAATAAAGTTTTGAATACCGATTCTTATTATCAGTCTTCCCAATAATAACATCAGGTCTTTGCAAGCACTGTTGTAAAGCACCCATAAACTTTGTTCTTGTGCCTCCGTCTTTTCCTGCCAAGCGTTCAAATTGCCTCTCTCCGAGTTTCACTTTTCCGATAGGCGTTTCACATTCACCGCGCGGAAAAAGTTTATTGTAATTTTCCCGTGTGTAATCTACATAGTTTATTTTTTCCGTTGGATTATTTATTGCAGAAATGGCTCTTTGCTTTAATTCTGGAGTAAACTCTTTTTCTGTTTCAATCTTTTGTTCATCCTGCACTGCAAAATGATTTCTCAAACCTTGCGTTTTTTCTGCCCGCACTTTGATTTTTTCCCTGCCTTTTTCCTTTGCATACGCCGAGAGTTCCTTGACGATTGGAAGCGGCTTGCCGTTCTCGTCCATAAAGCGTGATTTATTCTGTAAAACAAGGTCAAGCAGTTCTTTTGTGCTTTTGCATTTCTCAACCTGCTTTTTCAATCGTGCAATGCTCATTTTTGCGCCGCGTGTTTCGCTGTCATAAATCCTGCGCCACTTGTTCGGAGCGATTTTCTTAAACTTCGTACCGCGCCACGTTCTCACTGTACCGACTGGATACCCCGACTTAATCAAAGACAGCGCAAAGATTGCTTTTTCAAGCCGTTCTGTGTGTGTTTCCTTTTCGTCTTTTAGCGTGTTGAGGTGTTTAAGCAATTCACGTTTGAAATATGCAAGTGTTTCTGCTTCTTCCTCTTTGTGCAT